AACGAAGGGTTATTAAATGTTATATATTCTATTTGTTTAAATTTACCATGTCCTAAATGTGCTGAACACGCAAAAACTCATTTAAACTCCATTAATTTTAATACTATTCGAACAAAAGAAGACCTTATTATGCTGTTATTTGATTTTCATAATCTTGTAAATTCACGTAAAAATCAATCTATCTTTAAATATGAAGATTTGGAAAAGTACAAAAACGCTATTACTAAAAACATTATATATAACTTTTTAATTGAATATAATAAAAAATCGAAAAATATTAGATATTTAGCAGATGATTTACATAGAGAAAGAGTTTCGGGTTCAATTAAAAAATGGTTTTCCGAAAATTATCAATATTTTAATAATTAATTACGCCATTTAACCTACCCACTTTAAATATTTTACTTTTTACAAAATATTTAATCCTTAACGTTTTCGACATTTTTACAAAATCAAATATTTTACTTATTTTAAAATATTTGACACAATTTATAGTGTAGTATCTTATAATGACCGATTAAAATAATAAAATTATTAACCCTGAAATCCGCGGGTTAAATCGTTAAAGGGTTAAATAACCAAATTAAATATTATTATTTCGGTTTACATCGAAAAGTTGTTCTTGACGGTCTAGAACATGTATTACTATTTCCAGAAGTAATATATTGTAAACTAGGAACTCCAAGTGAAGTTATTATAACCGCCCAAAGTACTCCTCCAAACCCTCCTAATATTACCCCAAAAAAGATAAACATAAAAGCATTATCATTATTTAAACAATTAAAATAAAGAATCCATGCTATTTCAACAATAATTAGTATACAAAACAATAATATCATTGGTACATTTTGTAATAGTGCTTCATTTATTTTTTCTGTTGATAAATCCTTTGTCTTTAAAATACCTATTGTTGTAGACTTTACATTAGCTGAATTTAATATAAATATTAATAAATAAAATAAAGTAAACGTATAAACTACTATGTTTAATGGTATTAATTTTGAGTAATATTCACCATTTTCACCCAATGTAATTGTTTTACACTTATGGTTTGGTGGTGCTGGTGCTGCTGGCGCTGGTGGTGGTGCTCCTGCTGGTGGTGGTGCTCCTGGTGGTGCTCCTGCTGCTCCTGCTGCTCCTGCTGCTGCTGGTGGTGCTTGTGCTTGTGCTGGTGGATTGCCTACTTGATATAACGCTAATAATTCACTAAAAAATATTGTTAAAATACACGTTAGTATAAGACCACATAAATAAAGAATACCTTTTAAGTCCCATAAAATTATTGATTCTAACACAAAAAATGAAACAATAATAATAGGAGCTAACCTAAATATAAGATATGGTAATTCTTTTATATTTAACCCCATTTTATATATAATCTTTATTATTTTAATTAAATAAACTTTTTTACTTATTGTTAACCCTTTAACGTTTTCGACATTTTTACAAAAATCAAATATTTTACTTATTTTAAAATATTTGACACGTTGTATAATGTAGTATCTTATATTTACCAATTAAAATAATAAAAATATTAATTCTGAAATCCGCGGGTTAAATCGTTAAAGGGTAAACTAAACTAACTTTATGTTGTAAAAGTACAAATTTATTATATTAACAACTATTTAATTGAGTAATTCCACTCCATTGTATATTATTGCTAGTTGCCCATTTTTTTTTAGCACAATTTGAAGACGTTCCTGTTGTTTCCCATTGAGGATCGCTTGTATTTATGGTTGTTGAACCTGTATTAATTAACCCTCCGTATGTAAAAAATGGAGGGGTTTTATCATATACTATTGTATTGGTATTAGTGGTTGTGGTAAAACCATTATAATTTCCATTATTACCCCCATTATAATGACAAAAACTACCGTCAGGAATCCATAAATCCGGACATTGAGCCGTATTAGGTGGAAAAGTTTGTGTTTTGTTTCCATTTTTAATCATTAATCCAATAAATGTTAATACCAATATTAAAACAACAACCGCTATTACACTAACGATAATATAAAAAAACTCCATTAATATATAATATTTATTATATTATATGTCACTATTAGGAACACCAATTGATTATTACGATAAAGAACCAATACTTACAAAAACAAATATTAAATATAATGGACGAGTTAATATTTTAGAACAAGAAGATAAAGACGTTCGATTTAAAATGTTTGAAAAAATTTCTGTAAAAAACAAAGCAACTGAATATAGAGAATCTTTGGTAAATGTATGGGAAAACAATGTTCTTGCTCAAGTTTTTTTTTCAAGTGAAAACATACAAATAATACAAAACGCAATACGTAAAGGAGTTTATGACATGTCTAAAGACAAATATATAGTGCCAAATCAAAATATAGATGCTCTAAAAATAATTATGCGTTCAACGTATTTAACTTATGCCGAACATCATCCTTATAAAATTACTGAACAAGTTGAACGTCTAAATAAACTGGTTTTAGACTATTGTGTACCATTTGTTTACAATGAAACAAAATTTTATATGAAGTATTTAGAAGACCAATCAACAATTGCTGTTCCATTTGATAAAAACAATAAAAATGATCGGGTATATAAACAACTTGAACCAAAGTTTTGGTTTTAATTCCGGGAAACCTACGGTTTCCCCGGACGCCCCTTCCCTTTCCCCTGAGCGACCGAAGGGAGCGATATAAGAATCCTTTCCCAAAATATTTTCCCCTGAGCGACCGAAGGGAGCGATATAAGAATCCTTTCCCAAAATATTTTCCCCTGAGCGACCGAAGGGAGCGATATAAGAATCCTTTCCCTAGATCTTTTCCCTAAGCGATTAATACTAACTATAAAAAATGTATTTATAATTTTACATATTATTTACATATTTATTTACAAAGTCGGTATATTATTTACATATGGTCGCTTGTGTTTTGATATAGCACAATATACTTATACTCAGTGTTTAAGTCAATATCAAATGTATCTCTATTTTTTTCATATGATGTAATTGGTGACTGGTTGCGAATATTACAATATAATTCACAATTTGTTAAATTTATCAAGTTTTTATAATATACTAATCGGTCAATTTTATCCACGTTTACCCAGCCTAGTTCCTCATTTGTTATTGGATTTTCTCTTCGGTTTTGTATTGAGACGAACTGTGCTACTGCTATAACTTTTCCACATTTCTCGTCACTTGCCTTTTTTTGTACAACAAACCATAAAATATCATTTTCCCTAACGTCTAACACAAAGGTTTTATTACGTTTTTTTACACCCCATATAGATAAATGAGAACTATTTTTAAAATTTAAACCATTCGCTACTCGAATTAGCCAATTTCTACTAGGTGTTTCCATTTTATTCTTTAATTAACTTTTAATATTGTATTATTTTACGGTATTGTTAAATATGCCTATTGCGATATTTAATTTTAATAATCAATTTTTTAACATGCATTTAACCCTTTAACGTTTTTGACTTTTTTACAAACATCAAATATTTTACTTATTTTAAAATATTTGACACAAGTTATGATGTAGTATCTTATACTGATTGATTAAAATAATAATTTCATTAACCCTGAAATCCGTGGGTTAACCAAGTTAGTGTATTATATACTATTCTTTAATATTTTTACAAATATACAAATTAATTATTATAAAATATTTGAAACCATATATGGTATTTACAATCACACCAATTATTTACCGATAACTTGGTAAAGGGTGTCCACAAATCTGTAGTTTTTGTTGGTAATATAAAAACAAAAAAACGTTCCAGTCACATCCAAAGTCGTTTATACACGTGTAAAAATAAATTAAACACTAGTAAAGTTCAACACAATTAAAATAAATCGCACGTTTAAAGAATTAAAAAATCTATATAAGTTTTGTTCTTTGAATTTTTATAAATAAATATTGAAAAAAAGGGGCGTACGGGAAAACCTATAAGTTCCTGTATTAAACATCAAACCGAATTACTTTAGGTTCTTCTATTAAATAAATAAAATTATCTATATTATATTCACTTTGTATTAAAGAACAAGTTGGAGCAACAGTTAAACCTTCACCACCCTCTTTTTCCACTAAATCACACACAACCGACATCGTTTCATATTTAACATTTCTTAACGCAACCACCGCAGGTATTAAATCCTTTTGTTGAGTTTCCACCGCTTCTCTTAATAAATCATTATTTGTTGGAGTTTTTTTATACTCAACTAATTTTTCATTAATTTCTGATAAAATTTCGTATATACGTTCATTTTTTAAACGTAAAAGTTCTATTTTTGCCGGATTTTCATATATTTTTTTATATTCATCATAGAGAATTGTAAATCCCTCGTTATAATCAGTGTATTTTTTTAATGCCCGTTCAAATAATACTGTTGCTTTTTTATCTGATAAGTAATTAAATAATACATCCATTTTTTGTTTAATTATTTCTTCCATACCTTTTTCAGTATATTCTTTAAAATAATGCATGTCGTCAAAGAAATTATATGAAACTCCATTAAATATACGTATATTTAACCGACATGGATTACGTCCAATATCTCCACATATAGCAATATAATGGTTATTTTTCTTTTTAAAAATAGTTCCCACGTTTCGTTTACAAACTATACAATTACCTTTTACAGAAGACAGTAATAAACGGCGTTTTTTTTTATCGTCTTTTGTTCGATTTTTAATTTTTGATATTTTAGATTTTATTCCGATTTCATAATCTCTTTTCATTTTAAAATATTGATTTATTGCTTCTTTATAATTAATGTCATTCACCTTATTATTACTCATTTCTTCTTCAATTTCTTCCACATCTTCATTTTGGTTGTCGGTGTTATTACTTTTATCTACCAAATTTTTAGTTTGATTAACTACCCCACGATCATCATATATAGCTAAATTTGGTATATAATTAAACGCATCTATTTCTTTTAATGGATTATTATAATAAGATACATGTTTTAAAGAAGAAGGAATATTTAATATACTTACTATTTTATTGTTGTTTATGTAAAGATGGGTAAGTTCTGTAGCCCCTTCTAAATCCAAAAATCGTATTTCATTGTAGGAACAATTTAAGTATTTTAATCCTGATGGCAAGTTTTTTAATTCCTGAAATTGATTATTTGATATATTTAATTTCTTTAAATTTGGTATTTGGGAAAAATCTATATCTGTCATTTCATTTCTTTCGATATTAAGTTCCTTTAATACAACAGGAAGTGATAAAATTGACTTTAATCGATTTCCTTCACATGTTAGTACTTCAACCGTTTCGGGTATATTAAATATTTCGCTTATTCCACCCATCGATGGTGTTCCAGCATCCTTAAATCGAATTTCTTTAACTTTGTCATAACCTTCATTTTTTAAAATAGATAAATCTAATTTTCCATTTAATACTACATTTATTTGTATTGTTGTTGTAAATTTAGGAATTGGGGGAACAACCGATACTATATTTCCTTTACGGTTTTTTATTATTTTTTCTCCTAATTGTTCTTTAAATACAGCGGTTGCCGTATCAATATTTGTTTCATCATTTGTATCCATTGTTATATTTTATATTATATTTATTTTGTTATAACGCTATTTTATATTTTTACATATTTTTATTTCTTTGGAATTTTACGAGTTTTATTTTTTTGCGTCTATAATGTGTGTTTTAAATCTGCTAAGGTGTAATAAAAATGAATACACCACAGTTAATTGAAAATAGTGTTAAAAACTATTTGTATTACTCTCTTCAAAAATGTCACGAAAATAGAGTAAAAATATATTCTATTATTTTAAATGTAACTGTATTTATTGGGTTTGTAGTTGTTTTTGGAACAACTTTATATTTTTGTTGGAAAAAAAAACCTAATAAAATAGATTTAGAAAGAAAACGTGTTAAAGAACAGGAAATGGTTCTTGAAAAAATACGGTATTTTCAACAGGTTAAACAACACCAAAAAGAAACAATGAATAGTTTGTCAAAATTACCTATAACAGATAATTTGGCAAATTCTTTACGTGATTTTTAAATATAAAAATTAAAAACTTTATTTTTTTTTATTTTTTTGTCTTTAAATAGGTTCGTTATATAAATAAACCAAAAAAATTGTAATTAAATGTAGGTTTCCTGTATATCATATATAATATGGGATTAACTACAACTGAATTAAATTTATTAAATGTTATTCAACCAATACCAATTGTTTCTATATGGGGGGGTATATTTGCTCTACTAACATTATTTTTTATAAATACAATTTCAACTACAAGAGTTATTGTAAAAGTATTTATAATTTTTGTAGTTGTTTTTATTCTTTTATTTTTATTTATTGTATTTTGGATTTATTTTTTTTGTTTAGGTGGCGAAAATATAAAAAAAGCATGTGTTGTTACAACAATTATACTATGTTTAACATTAGTACCAACCCTTTTACTTTTAATAAGTACTGATTCTTTTGTAAACGTTTTTTCAAATTCGGTTGGATATTTGTATTACTCAATAACAGAAAATAAAACGATTAACGAAATATTTGAATTTAATAATGAAATATTAAATAATGATAAAATATTTAAACTAAATAAAAATGTATTATTAACAAAATTTAATAAATATAATACTAATAATGAAAATACAAATAATTTATTAAATATTGATATTGAATCTTTTAAAACATATTATAGCAATATTAATATTAATGTTCAAAATATAGAGTTTTTAAATAAAATTGTTTCTGGTAAAAACACTATAGGTATTTTATCTTGGTTTTATATTACAACCGTTTTTACGTCTATTATTAGTATAAAATATTTATCAACTATATAAAATGGATTTTCAAAGAACATTACAAATACATAAGGTTTCCTTTAGTATATTGGTGTTTATCGTTTTTCTTTTAATACTACATATTACTCGACCCGCGATTATTTACAACAAAGATGGTAGTTTTAAACAATTTGGAATAGGATATATGAATAAAACAGTTGTTCCTATATGGCTAGTTTGTATAATATTCGGTATTTTTTCTTATTTGGTGGTTTGTTGGGCCGCAAGAGTTGAGTTTTAATTTTTTAATGTTTTCAATATTTTTACAAAAATCAAATATTTTACTTATTTTAAAATATTTGACACGGTGTATAGTGTAGTATTTTATAATGACCGACTAAAATAATAAAAGCATTAACCATGAAATCCGCGGGTTAAATTGTTAAACTTCGCCAAAATCACGGTCTTCTGCGGAATCATCATTACCGTAATAATTACCATCCATATAATCCTCTTCAATGTGTTGTATACCCCATTCTTCAATATTATATTCATTGTCCGTTATTTGTTTTTCTTCCATTTCTAAAACTGCTACACTCGATTGTTTTTCTTCCGGGTGAATTACATAATCATTTAATACATTTGTACTTGAACCCTCCGTAGATAATAAATTAACTATATCATTGTGTTCTTTATCATATATACCTTTATCATATTCAAATACTCCTTTTTGCATTCCTAAATTCCAACGACCCATTTTCATTTTTTTTAGTGTATATTCAAGCTTTCTTTCATCGTCCAACATATCTTTAAAATAATCGGTAATTGTCTTTTTTTCATCCAGCCTCGTTCTTATTACACGGTCATTAACTGTTTTATATGATTTATTTATTGCGGTTTTTGTTTCTTTTTCAATTAATAAAAATGAAACTAACAATTCCACCGTCTTTTTCTTTATATTTTCTAATTCACCTACTTTCAGTTGTATTTCATTTAATCGTTCGAATTCATTTTCAGTAACTTCACCAACCATCCCGAATATTTCAACATCAGCACCCTTTGTTTCTTCGGTTGAATCACCGTTCTTTTTATTATTATCCCTTTTTTTATTACGAATATTAATACTATCCGTTTTTACTACATCTGGATCGTTACTTTTTTGTAAATATTCATATAATACAGAATTTAAAAAGTACTTAAAAAGCAAATAAATAGTGTCTTTGTCAAAAACAGAATAAAATGTATATTCTTTGGTATTACCATTATCGTCAATTCCCTCCTTTTTTAACGAATTAATAACCGGTATATAATTAATAAATTTGATTAATACCTTTAATGACTCCGACGTTTGAAACAATAGCTCGTTTATAGAATTATCTCCCATAAATTTTAACAAAGGAACATAATATATTTCTATAAATTTATCAACGTCTCCTCTATGAAATAACGACAAATCCCAATGATTTGGAACGGTTTTAAAAATTTGTTTATTTTCTCGTATCATTGTTGGAAATATAACTGACAAATTTTGTATTACATTTTTAGTAAACCTAACCATTGTCGCCATTTTTTCGTCAGTGTCATCCTCCCATACAGCAAACTCATGTATAAATACCTTTGCGTCTTCTATTCGTCGCAAATCAATACTTCCACGGTATTCATTAAAAAAGTTATATATTGATTCTGTCATTTTACCATTCGAATATATCAAATAATTTTTTAAAGAACCTATTTCTTCATTGTCAGTTTGAGTCATTGTATTTGGACGATATTTAGTAAGAACCGCACGAAGGTGTTTTTTAAGAGGGTCTTCAATTACACCTGTAACTTGTTGTGCGTCATCTAAATAATTAATATACTCAATTATAGCATCAATATTTGGTATTTGAACGGAAACCGGAATAGCGGAAGCGGTTGAAGAATCTACGCTTTCAATACTATTACGATTATTTACCAATCTTAGTAATCGGTCAAGATCAGATATTGTATAATTTTTACCATTTTCTTTTAAGTATTTTGTTTTTTCCAAAGTTGACCAATTAGGGCTATAATCCAATGGAGGTTTACTTGAAACAAATGTCTTTAAATAATCCGGTATAGGTGCGGTTTCAATATCAAATTTACAATAATGAATAAACGATTGGTATATATTTTCTATTGAATGACCAGTTAATGGTATTATAGTTGATTTACGCGCGGTTTCAATCGCATGAACAAAAATATTGGCTAATGAAAGAGCATTATTTAATTCAATTGATGTTGACAATTTTGTTACAATATCTATATATTTAATAATATCTTTTTCCTTATTGGCAAAATAACCCAACACGGTCTGGTTAGGCTCTTTTTCATTTAATTCTGATGAAATTGGTTCATTACAACAAGCATTTTGTAAAAAAGGAACGGAACTAATAGTATTTAATAGAGGGGAGTTTTTCTTTACAACATTGTTAATATATTCTATAATCGCAAAAGTATATTCAATTATTTTTGTTTTTACTAACCCGATTTCTTGCCACTGTATAGAATCTCCTTTTGTTAAAGATTTTTTAAATCCCTGAAAAAATGTTTCAGAAAGCGGATTTCCCGTTAATTTAACGGCAATTTTATAACGAATTAACGGCGGTAAAAAAGTTGTCCATCTTTGAATAGTATGTGCTTTTGGTACTCTTCCTTCACCCCCTATTTCACTATTGGGGTTTAATATTAAAAATTCACGTTTCTTTGAAAATAATGTTTGTACATCCTCTCTTTGAACCACATGTTTTGATATAGATTTTATCATAGCATCCATAAATGTCTGAACGGGGTTTTTAATCGACTGTATTGACGACCACACACCAATTGAACTCTTTGATATATTTAAAACACATGCCAAATAACGTACACCATCAGTATTTCCGTCCTCGCCTCCTTCTAACGGAAACCCCTCAAATGAAAGAATACATCCTGGAACGGGATTTTCAGGATAAAAAGGGGGCACAGCAGACTGTATGGCCACTAGTGTTACAAAAGCAACAATTAATATAATATTTTGATTTCGATACTGAATATATGGTTTCGGTTTTTCCACTTTTTTCATTTTTTCATTATACTTTTTTTCGTTAACAACCACCATACTAACAGTTTCACTTGAAATACGTATAACATCATCTTCAATACCGTCAGGATAAATACCAATATTACGACATATAGTGATTAATATATTATATATAGTTTCATTTGTTTCGTTTTCAAATACGCGATGAGTTTTTATGCTTGTTGTAGTTTTGTTAATAATGTTATTTGAGCTACTTAGCGCATTACTTACTATATCATTTATATCCTTTTCTATTACTGTTTTCGTTTGAATTTTAAACCCTGCGTCATTAAATAATTCTTCTTCAACGAAATCTATTTTTTGTATAACTCGACCACTTCCACCAATTCCATCCACAATAGAATCACCGTCCTCACTTAATGTTCCATATTTACGTACAATTTCTTTGAGTTTTAATGAATAATCGTCGCTTCCACCAACAACATACGCTTTTGCCAATTCATAAATATATATAGGTAAAAGTTTCAAATTTGTTTCACAACAATAAAACCAATAAGGGGATTCGTTCAAGTTATCAATCATAGGTTCTCGTGTAAATTTGTCAGTAAATGTTAATATATCGTTTTGTTTTTTAATAAAATCTGGTTGCGAAAGAATTTTTTCTAATAATACTTCCCATTTTGAATGTTGACCCGTTCCTATATTATTAGAATTTTTGTCTATTTCCCCCAAATCAAACGCATATTTATTTTCTTTAAATAATTGTATTTTTTCCATTCTTTCAATCTTTTTTGAAAAGGTAATATTGGTTTTTAATTGTTTTTCTAATTTTTCCTTTAAAATTTCTATTGATTCAACAATACGTTCGTCAAATTCTTTAAAAAGAGATGCCCTTGTTTTTGCTAATATTTCGCGACGGGCTTCTTCCGTTTGTTGACAAATGTCGGTTTTTGTTCGTTTAACGCAACGATCTGTTTCAGTTAAATTACAAAGAAGTGTATTATTATCCATAAATACGGTATCGTCAACCGTATCGTCTCTTTTCCATACATTTTTTGTTCGAATATAGTATGTTTTTACTATATCGTGTTTTTCAATTATTTCATTCTCATTTATATTTCCCTCTTCCTCTAATCGTTTACCTTTAACAGAAATAACTGGATATGTTTCTAATACAGCATACTCACCGTCCATCACCAGTTTTTTTCCTCTAATAATATTATTTGCCATTTCAAAAGAAATGTTACGTGGAACACCTGATTTTTGAACAAGAATTTCCGCGAAATAATCCAAAAAATTGGGTGCGGGCATTTTTTCTTTTTTTAATTTTAAATCTTTTGTTAATAAATCATATGAGGTTTTATCAAAATCTTTGTCGTAATAAATTTCTTTGTGATTATCATTTTGTAAATCCCGTAATGATTTGTATTTCTTAGTTAAAAACCGGCGTGAACAATCGCTTGGTTTTATTTTTTCTATTTCATCCGGAGTTAATTCTTCACTTTCATTTAATACGTTTTCAATTAATTTATCTGGAATTGTCAAAGAAGATAATATAATACGAATAGATGTAGCTACCGTTTTTCCGCAATCAATATTTAATATAGTATTTAATATTTCACTTGTTCTTAGTCCCATTATTTGAGAAGGTATAATTGTATCTCCCAACTCATCGTAAAATATCATATTTACTCCTCTTGATCCTACTTCGGAATGTCCAACCCCCCGACGAATAAACTTTTCAAAAGCAGTTTTATAATTTGTATAATATTGATTCTGTAATTCTTTATTTTCTTTAAATAAATCAAAAAAAGGTTGTTGAATATTATCTCCTCCTTCCCATTTTTTTTCACGAATAAGCCTATATTCTTTTTGATAACCGGATTGTTGTGTTTTCCAATTTATTATTGCCTGTTTAATAAAATAACGGATTCTAACATAAGAATTATATGTTATATTTGACGAATAAATGGCAAATGGTTCAAGCAAACTAAGCATTTCTAAAAAAGAAAATCCGTTTAATTTTGATTTCGGTAAATATTTTTGAATAAGTGATATTAAATCATATGTGGTTGGAACAATATTTTGTAAAAAACGTTCGTATTTTTTTGATTTTGATTCTTCGGAGTCTTCAATATTACTTTTTTCTTTTACTTCTTCCATTTTATCAATAGTAAAATCCTTAAAGTTTGAAAGAAATGGTATATTTGTTTCTATTTCTCTTTTTTCGTGGTTAAATTCAATGGGTACATTAGTTTCTTTTTTATTATGGCCTTTTAATTCAATATTTACATGAATTCTTTCCAAATGGTTTTCAAAATTACTATTAAAAATTTTATATGTCATAGGATAGTTTTGTGAATAAATTGAACGTGTTAAAATACTTGTATTGGGCAAATCTATTTTTGAAAACCGGACTATTTCTTCAGGCATCATTAGTACGGATTTTATAGATATTGTTTCATTTGGCGTTAATTGTGTTTTTTTTGCGTGTTTTTTTCCTTCTATCCAATTTAATGATGTTCCCAAATTATATTTTTGTATTACATACTTCTGTAAATTAATTTCGGATTTTTTATACACAATTGTTTTAAATTCCTGTAAATTATCTATTATTGCTTCTATATCCGATTCAACCTTTTTTTGTTCAATTATGTTTGTGTTAAATGAATCTTTTTCATTGTTTGAATAAGGAAGCAAATTTTTTTCCGTTAATTTTATTAATCTTGAGTATTTTGAAATAGCGCCATCATTATTGGTATTTTTAAAGTAACTATTTTGAATATCGGCAAGTTCTTTTAAATTATCAATAACGTTTGTAACTTGGGGTGTATTTATTTGATCTATATTTTCTTCTCCTATTCCTGCTTCAAATAATGTTGGTTCATTTTCTGTAACTTCTTCTGTATATAGTGTTTTATTTATTGAAACAACTGGAATTATCCATCTTAAGTTTGATGAAAGAGACTGTATTTTTTTTACTAATGGTTTATATTTAACACCAAATATTAATGGTGATTCAATATTACCGTAATTGTCCATTTTTGAAAATTCCGTACGTAAACGTTTAAAATGAACAATAATACGTTCTATATTATCCATAACGGATTTTGTTCGTGAATTGTTTGGTATAGTTGAAAGTAATTCATCCAATAAATTAGTTACTTGTTCATCCAAATTATAAATCTTATTTTTTGAGTCCAATTCAACCACTTGATTTACAATTTCTATATCTTCCGTGTCAAAAACAATGTCATTTGCGTCAATATACATATTGTGTAGTGTGTCCTTAATATTGGTTTCAATTTCGTAATTTTCAGGTATTAGTATTATAGATTCATTTGGTTCATTTGGTTCATTTGGTTCATTTATTTTATTTTCATCTTCGTATTCTTCGTCAATACCATTATTATCAAAGTTAACCTCTTCTGGCGTTAAATCCTTATTTTCTTCGATATATTTTGGTTTTTGTCGAAGAACTATTTTTTCAATCGATTTATCATCAGGCAGTCCTTTATATTCAAAATCTATATATATTACTTCTAAACTAGGGTATAATGTAACTTCCATTTGATCATCCTGTATTTCAGTTATTTCACCTGTAAAAATTACTGGAAAATCTCCTCCAAAATGAATATCAATCCATTTATGTAAATCCAACCCGTTTTGTAATATATACCCTTTTAATGGCGATTTCCAAATAATTTCTATTTGTTCTATTGATTCGTCCCTTAGTTTACTTAAATTTTCTTCATTATAATAAAGTATATACGGATGTAATGTGGATGTGTTTATTAAAATAACCTTGCTAGTAGAATCTATATATTTAATAAAAAAAGATTGTTGATGAAGTTCAATATTTGATGGTGCGTGTATTTTAATTATATCACCATATTCTAAATAAATAGGAACTGTTTCTTGTTCATCCATTTATATATAATGTTTATTATATTTTATCATAAAAATATTTTTAATCTTTAATAATTTATTGGGTTAATTCTTTTAAGACGTGAAAAAAAAGCTCCTACCGTAAAATAAAAAATAAGAAAAAGAAAAAATATTCTAAATGAAAAAATGAACGATAGTTATTTTCAAATTGAAAAATGAAATAATTAAGATGTGAAAAGAAATAATGAATGAGAAGTGTATTAAAATTGTTACGTTTAAAAAAGAAGAAAGAAATGTAGCGAATAGCATCTAATAAATCTAAATTATAAACCAAAATATCATAAATAATATCCCGAAACTGAGAATAATAATTAAAAAAAGAATTAATATCAATAGAAAGTAAAAAATTAATATGTAAAATAATATTATCACAAACAATAAAAAATAAATCATTAGAAATATCATCCTTAGATTTCATAAATGAATACGAAAAAACATCTTTAAGATTACTAATCTGATTATTATTATTAAAAACAACTTTATTATTAAAAACAACTTTATTATTATTATCATCATTATTATTATTATCATCATTATTATTATTATCATCATTATTATTATTAAAAGAGTGATTAGTATCATTATTAAAACCAACTTTATTATTATTATCATCATTATTAGTATCATCTAAAATTTGTTTAATTTTAATAATGTTTAAATTATTTCTGTTAGATCCAAAACATTGACAAATTTTTTCTTTAGAAGGACGAGAAAAGGATTGAATTTTACATTTTTTTAAAATATTGTTAGGAATAAAACTAATATGTTCGGTAAGTATAATAAATTTAACGTCAATAAATGAATTAATAGGTTTGTTATAATTTGTATAATCAGAATCAGACGTTTTTTCATCAACAATAAAATTACGTTGTATAAATGTGGAACTGAATGATAAAACATTCATATAACTATAAAATATGTCCAATAACTCGTTATGTATTTCATGAAAATTTTTACATACTATAAAACCCTTCTTATGTGGTTTTAAAGAAATAATGTCAATAATTTGTGTAAAAATATCATGCCATATAATTTTAGAATTACAACCTAATAATCCCATATCAACTTCATAGTGAATATCACTAATATTAATAAAGTAATTTTGTTTATCTAAATTAGAGTAAATTTTATTTTCAAATTTTAAACCAGAAGGACTATAAGACTTAATTAAATTTATCATTTGTGAATATTTACCATAACCATGTCCCCCATAAAAAATATAATGATGAAAATGATGAGTAAAATCAGGATGTAAATTATTAAATGATAAAGAGTGTAAAAAAGAATCTAAATGAGAATAAAATAATTTCATAATGAAGTAAATAAAAAAAGCATTTAACCCTTTACCGTTTCAGCCCTTTAAAATATTGCTTTATTTTCTATAAAACAATAAAAATGATACCATATATAGTAATTACTAGTATTTACTATATATACCTTATTACACCCACACCCACACACACACCCACACCCACACACCCACACCCATACCCCAAATTATTACCGACAAATTCAATTATGAATTTTTTACAAAATTTTTTATATTCTTTCAAAGAAAATCATTCAATAAAATAATTCTATATTACATTTTCAAAGAAAATCATTCAATAAAATAATTATATATTACATTTTTCAAAGAAAATCCTTCTTTCAAAGAAAATCCTTCTTTCAAAGAAAATCTTTCAAAGAAAATCATTCAATAAAATAATTCTATATTACATTTTTCAAAGAAAATCATTCAATAAAATAATTCTATATTACATTTTTCAAAGAAAATCCTTCTTTCAAAGAAAATCTTTCAAAGAAAAACAATCAATAAAATAATTATATATTACATTTTTCAAAGAAAATCCTTCTTTCAAAGAAAATCTTTCAAAAAAAACAATAAAATAATTATATATTACATTTTTCAAAGAAAATCCTTCTTTCAAAGAAAATCTTTCAAAGAAAATCTTTCAAAGAAAATCTTTCAAAAAAAAACAATAAAATAATTATATATTCCAATTTTCAAAGAAAATCCTTCAATAAAATAATTATATATTACATTTTCAAAGAAAA